GAAATAAGAATTAGCTGACTTCAATCTTCTCCCCGACCCCGTGCGGAGCAATCCATGCGGGGTCTTTTTAATTCGCCTCAATGGCAATCATCAACAACGGGAATCACTTTCCGATGTCGATGTATCGACTGGGCGAGCATCGCGCTCCCGTCGGGAGACTCGGAGGTGGGAGAATTCGTGGTTGCAAGTCTCGACCTGTTGCGGTGCTTGTTGTATTTTCAGAATCTGAAAAAGTCAGCACGGAAGCCGAATTATTGTCAAGTGCCGAGTACCGACTGAGAGGTGCATCTGACTTGACAACAGCAAGATTTTATGTTATAATAGAAACAACAATACGGAAGGAGTGATTTTGATGCGCAAAAAGTTAGAATTACTTGAAGGGGAAGAATTGAAGCTTGCACTGGGGGTCTGTTACGAATTCTCCCAGCCAGCGAAGGTGGAGGTTCATATGTGTGACTATCGCGAAGCGGAAGAAGGCGAGGCTCTCACGACAGTCGTGCTTGTTGGAGAAGCCAACACCGTAGAAGCCGAGCCTCTGGATGCGGAAGAACGCCACTGGATGATTCATATCGGAGGGTCATGCGTATTCTCCAACACTGGAGACTTCGCGATTCACGTCAAGCCCGAGCACGACGGCGTGGAAGCCTTTTGGATTGTCGAAGTTTCTCAATATACATAAATAAACTAGCTCCAAGCCTCCTTGGACCGAGTAGCACACGCGACGCTGCTCGGTCTTTTTTATGCTCACTTACTCCGATTCTCGCGACCGCCAAAACTCCTCAATTACGAGCATCGTGAACAGGCGCGCGTTGCCGATGTCGATGTACGGCCCCGACGAGCATCGCGCTCCGCCTGCGAGCCTTGCGATGTTCGGTGCTTGTTATGTTTGAAGCATGGGTATTAGGGGAGGAAGAATACAAAGCGAGACTCTTGGAAGAATACAAGCAAGAGTGTGCTGTATTGCCGATGTCCGATGTTCGGCGTGTCCGAGTATCGTTAGTGGTGGGCGTGCGCGTCGATGTTCGATGTAATACGAGTCTCGGACGCCTGGCTACTTGGGCGGTTTTGGAGTTACCTGGGTGCTGTCGAATATTGTCAGCGCGGATTGTCGAATTGTGTCGGATTTTCGTGCATAATTATTACTTGCTGTGCATAAAAACTTGCATAAAATATTCTACTCTCACGCGTGCGTGGGTGCGTCTGTATATATAGAAGGGAAAAATTTTTACAGGCAGGAACAAGCGCCAACAGGGAAGTTACAGGACTGGTGAAAAATTTTTGAAAAACTTGTTGACAAGATATAACGGGTGTGCTACAGTGTAATCAATCCCGGCGACGCCCCGGGAACGCACCTTGAAAAACGCTGAAGTCCCGTCAAACCGCCAAAAATTGGAGGTGAGGACGGAAAAACCACGGCAAGACGGGACAGAAGCCATACCGCGCCTGGAAGACTGCGCCACTCCGCCAAGAACAGCACTTCACAAACTCCCACAGCACAGCGGAGAGAGGATTCACCAAACTGCCACGAAGCCCGACGAACACAGGGCTGAGCAGTTTGGCAAGACGGCAACAGGCGGGAAGGTTTTTCTTGGGCACGCCGGGGAAAACCTAAACGGGAGTGATGAAAGTGATGAAAATGCAGGAGATTAAAAAGCGAGTTAAAGAAGCCCTAAGGAAGCAAGGCGCGACAGACAAAGGAGTAAAAAGAACACAGCAAGAAATCGAAAAAAAGTTGGACGACCGGAAAGTGTGGTCAATAGACCACCTAAGGCAGGGGGCGAGCGACGCAGAAAAGTATTTCGACGCTGCAGGACATCTACAAGATATGACGCACGCGGAAACGGAAACAGTCACGCGAGTATTCTTGGGAGAAGACGACGACGGAAATAACATCTATCTGAAAAAGAAGATAAAACAGGGACGGGTGCGGTATTACCTGGCAAGTGCACCTGGCAAATCGTGGCGGGATGAGAAGGATAGGTTAGAGGACATCAACAACAAATACGCGGACCAACAGATGAATTTAAACAATCAACGACGAGAACTGGAGCAAAAAATACAGACCTTAAACAGTATGCTTAGCAACGCCCCTGCAAACGCCAAGGAATACTTACAGACGGAAAAAGAACAGGCGGAACTGGAGCTGGAAAAACTACAGGAGATGGAGAGTAAGCAGAAAAGTAAATAACAAGAAGAAGAAGGGGTGGGGAGGGAATAAATCTTCCCCTTCCCCTTCCTCCCAAAAACTTAGGAAGGAGTGGATAGGTGTGCACACAGATAGGGCAAGACTTCGCAGAGAGTATGAGCAACAACGGGAGTTTGAACGGACAATGAAAAGGAAACTGCAGGCGATTGAAAAGACGGCTGAAGACGCGGAAAAGCTGGAAAAGCTGGAAAAGTTCTTAAAGGCGGGTGATAAGAATTAGGAGCCACCAAACGCCCGTTGAAAAGGGCTTGCATACAGTCGCAGGTCTGTTAGTGCTAAAGGCTGTGAGGGCAGTAAGAAAGCACCTACGGTTACGGTTACGGTTACGGTAAACAAGCTACGGCAGGTAGGGACAACTCCCCGCCTGCCGTTTTTTTGTGTCTAAAACTCCTGTAGTCAAGCGGTTTCACGGCTACGGCTTTATATACGGTTTTTTGAGCACTTTGAAGAAGTCGTCTGGTATAATAACACCTGTAAGACATTCACTGTCCCTAAAAACCCCGTAGAACTATTCTCAGAGGTATATTTTCGCTCCCGTTTACGCAATACCGCCAAACGGCAGGTAATTTATACAAACTTGCATACAAACTATGAATATTTATTCAATTTATAATTTTTTTTTCCGACAAATTTCGACAAAACCTCAAAAATTATACGACATAATTCGACAAGTTTCGACGAAAGGGGGTTCCTTTGTGCATTAATGGGTTCCTTCATGTATTAATTAGCTCCTTTGTGCTTCATAAAGTCGATCCTCAATTTTTACAGCCAGCGGCGGAAGTCAGCGTGGGTGTGAAATATATAATATATGGCAAAGTAGGAATTATTTTCCAGACCCTGCAAAACAAAAAGCCCGCCAGAAGTAGCATAACTACCCCGACGGGCATCAGTAAGGAGGCATCTAGTTTTGTGTATAATCAAAGAGTAAATCTAGAGGAATTAGTCCTTCAGCAATTCCAGGATGTCTTTCTCGCTCATGCCTTGGTCTTTCAAGCGCTGGACTTGGTTCTGCAACTTAGCCTTGCGCTCTTCTTCGGAAATCATACCGGTAGAGCGGTGATGGTTAGAAGCATCGGCTAGATACTGACGCTCAAACAATGCCCAGTAGTCTTCGTTCTCTTGCTCGGCTGCTTTGGGATTCGCAGGTACGTTGACCTTGATGACGTCTTCACGCTCACCTTTCTTTACAGTAATTTCATAGACATTAAAGCCGTTCTCCTCACCGAGAAATTTCCGATTCTTAGTGTCTTGCAATGCCATTAATAAATCACCCCTGATTGAAGTTTTTGAAGGTTCGTTTTTTACCTTCTACTGATATTATAACAGGTTGCGGTTGTTTTGTCAAGAAAAGAGCCAAAATTTTTTAGGACTTTTCTTAAATTTTTTGCAACTTCAGGCAACCGCCTAAACGAACAACTGTTCGACTAGCATCCGCACAAAACAAGATCGTATCCAAAAAACTTCTCGAATTGTCGAAAAATTTACGTTAAAGTATTGACGGCAGGCTCGCCGGGTGTTATAATAGAAGCAAAGGAAAAGCGGACAAATTTTCAGGTCGCTTTTTCAGAATTTGAAAATACGCCTGAAAGGAGGCGGAGGCCATGAACAAAGAAACTCAAGATCGGCTGGAGCAAGCTGCAGAGAAAGCCCGCAATGGCGGATCAAGTCATGAAGAGTCCGTGCTGGGTGCTGATCCAGAGAATACGGAACGCGCACGTCAGCGTCGGATTCCTACAGACAATATTGGATGCAACAGACGGCCAATAATTCCTGAAGAAGAATCAGGCTACACGCCTCCGGATTTGTACCCAGACGCTGCAAAGAGGTACTTAAGTCAGCTAGCGCGCATCGGTACAATGACCGGCGCATGCAAGTTAGCAGGAAATGCGCCCAAGAGAGTCTATGAGTGGCGGACGCAGCTAGAGGGATTTCAGGATGAGGAAGAAGCAGCCAAAGACGCCGTTACGGATTACATTGAAGAGAATTTATTTGATGCAGTATTTACAGAGGCTGGCATGGCACGCGTCAAGGCTGCTGAGTTAGCACTCAAGGCAAATAGAGGCGAGAAATATAATACGAAGCAGAAAGTTGAGCATGATGGCAATGTCGAAGTCACCTGGATTGATTTGTTGAAGCAGCAAGATAGTGAATAAGAAGATGGCAAGTGAGGTTATCATAAATATGTAATCCTCGCTTGCCTTCTTGTGATTTATAGAGGGGAGATGGTCTGGTGGGGTATTACAGATATAGCGGAAGGCATTACCCTCATTCACGACAATATACGTTGTATTTGAAGTCAAAGGAATGGCAACGGAAGAGGCAGGCGTTTATAAAGAGGTCGCGAGGTAAATGTGAAAGATGTAACAGGAAGCCCCGAAGGATCGAGGTACATCATAAGCACTACAGGACTTTAGGGCAAGAACGGCACGAGGATGTCGAAGTTCTATGTCCTCAATGTCATCGACAAGCAGACCAGGAACGTGTGAATAGACGGCAAAAACCGCCAACGCATATACGAAGGAACACGGCAAAGAAGTATGCACAGAGTTGGTTGAGGCGTCTTAGTGTTGATGACAAAGAAATTTTGGTTGATATGTTGGAGGATACATAACGGTAGATAAATTAGCCAACAAGTTTGCGAGGGGAGATTGATGGATACATTAATTAACTTCTCTGGTGGAATAGACAGCACGCATTGTTTACACAAATATCTAACTCAGAATCCGAGGAAGACGCTCGTAGTGCATTATGTGAATTTACATGCACGCCGGAGTCCTTACGAAGAAGCAGCGGTAGATAATATATTAGATTGGCATAAGGAGAGGGGACATTCGAATTTCCGGCTCGAGAAGACAGGATTGGATCAAGGCACGTTGCCTCGGACAATGGATACTTACGTCTTGATGTTCATGGTCGGATTACTGCTGAGGAGACGAAAATATAGAGGTATTAAATACATGCTTGTAGGCGCACCTTGGGACGAGGAGGAGCGTCTAGGTAGAGAGGAATTAGAGCGCCGTCGCGCGCGTGGAGAAAAGACTCGTGTATCTGTATTTGGAGAAACTTCTCAAGAATTGGCTTTCAGAAGCGATGTAGAGATGATTTATCCTCTCTATGGCAAGACGAAGAAGCAGATAATTCGTGAATTGCCAGATGAATTGATGAATTTGGTATGGTACTGTCGGCGTCCGCTAAATGATGGAGTAGTTTGTGGCAGATGTCACACATGCCGACAAGTCCACAGGTAGGCAGGGGGATTTAGATGGTAGAAAAACGTGGAAGACCTCCGAAGGACATCAAAAAGAAAATAGATCGATACAAAAGAGAGCCTGCGTTGTGGTTATATGATACATTTGGTGTGGAATTATGGGAGACGCAGGAAGAGATATTGAATTCCGTTTTTAACAATCGCCGTACGGCAGTCAAAAGTTGTTATGGCAGCGGAAAGTGTCTGGATGTCGATGAGAGGATCGTATTAGCGGATGGATCTCTTGTCCGTGCTGGGGATCTGATAGGCAAAGGAATATTTCAGATTCTGGGATTCGACGCAACAGCAGACACTCAGCAAGCACAACCTGCATGGGCTACGTATAATGGTATTGAAGATGTATATGAAGTAGTTACAACATCAGGTCGTCGAATCAAGAGGACTGCAGAGCATCCGTTATTAAATCACACGTTTGTGTATGAGAAAACGGCAGGTACTACTAAGTTGATGCCGTACGGAGATCCGTGCTGGGTTCCAGTAAAACATCTTAAAGTAGACGATACAGTATTAGTTCCTGAAGTACTACATATTGCAGGCGTCGAAGAAATAAGTGATGATGAAGTTAGGTTGCTAGGATATCTACTTGGTGATGGAGACCTAACACAAAATCAGGATGAATTCATAAGTATTGTGAAAGGCATGGGATGTAAAGTTGTGAAGAATGGCGAGTATGGCATGACTGTACGTCCTATCAAGCATGGATGTTATAATTTTGTGCTGGAGAAATGCAAGGAGTGGGGAATCTTAGGCAGCAAGAATATCAACAAGAAATTTCCCGACTTTGTATGGCGATTATCCAACAGACAGCTGGCAATATTGTTAAATCGTGTATTTTCTTGTAACGGCTGGGTGCATTCAACAGAGAGAGGAAGATATGTTGCACAGATTGCTATTCGTTCGGCATCGGAGGAATTCATCGAAGATATTCGGATGGCGCTATTACGTCTTGGAATCTCGGGCAGCGTTAGACATCGTAAAGTATCTTACGACAGCGAACAAGAGTCCGATGTGTGGGAGTGGAGCTGCTCTGACTGCCGAAATATAGAGAGATTTGCATCATTAGTAAACATATACGGAAAAGAAAGACGAGTCGAAGAGTGTCTACAGCATGCTAGTAATAGAGCTGGACTGGATAATTATGACTGGAGATATGCAGGATGTCCGACAGGATACAAATGGGAGAAGATCAAGGAAATACGTAATCTTGGACCCAGAAGTACTGTATCAATTTCTGTAGAGAATACTAATGCTTTCGTTACAAGTTTCGTAGAGCATAATTCTTATGTGGCTGGTGCTATTGCGACCGCGTTTGTGCATTTAAATCCAAATTCGCTCGTGATAACTACAGCTCCATCACATAGGCAGCTACAAAATATATGGACTCCAATTTATCAGATGATGGAACAGCCGAAGGCAGCATTGGGTTCTAGAGTACTCCAGCACAAAATTCAGTGTGGCCCTGGCTGGGAAGCTATGGGATTTACAACTGACGTACCAGAGAGAATACAAGGCTTCCACGCAGAGAAAGTTTTAATTATAGTCGATGAATCTGCCGGAATTGACCCGGAAATACATAAGAGGTTGGATGCATTGATGGTCGGTGAGTTTTGTCACAGACTAGATATAGGAAACCCACACGAGCCGAGCGGGCCATTTCATGATTTGTTTCATCGCGATGACGTGAATCAATTCACAATAAGTGCCTTCGATACACCTAATGTGATTGCGGAGAAGGAATTAATACCTGGATTGATTACGCGTACGTGGATCGAGGAGCGCCGTGCTGAGTATGGAGAGGGCTCTCCGATGTGGAAAGTCGAAGTATTAGGCGAGTTTCCTCCATCAGGCGAGGAACAGCTGATTCCAATACAATGGGTAAAAGCAGCACAGGATAGATGGGAAGAATCACGAATAGCGAACGATGTTCCCGTACATGGCGTAGACCCTGGCGGAGGTGGATTATCGGAGACTGTCCTATGTAGTCGTACAGGAAATTTTGTACACCCGCTGAAAGCATGGCAGGGATTATCTGGGCCGGAGATGATACAGAATATAAAGAAACATACAGGACCGAGGGATGCCATATTTATCGATTCGGTCGGCGTTGGATACTCAGTCGTGGGCTATGCGCGAGATGCTGACTTGTATGCCCAGGGAGTCAATGTGGCCGAGGTGCCGATGTCAGAGTCGGAACGATTCTTGAACTTACGTGCTGAGTTATATTGGCGGTTGAGGGAAGCATTGGATCCAGACGGGAATATATTACTTGCATTACCTCCAGATTCGAAGTTATCAGGGCAATTAAGTGCAATTAAATACAAATTGAATGCCAAAGGGAAAATACAGATAGAATCCAAAGAAGACATGAAGAAGCGCGGATTGCCGTCGCCTGACCGAGCGGACGCATTAGCACTGACATTGATGCAACATACGGGAGATTTGATGGTGCCAGGCGAGATTGGCGGAAGAGGACTAAGTTCCTACTATGAAGAAGATTCGCTATGGAAAGGATCAGACTATATAGAATGGCACGAATATTACCATTAAGGAGGTGATACAACTGCGGAAGTGGCAGCAGAAGATCCGGACACAAAGAGTTGTTGAGGATTACCTGAGTACATTACTACCAGGGTATGATGCAACTGCGGTTCCCTACATAAATCGATCGAACAATTTTGGCTCTAGTACGGATTACGGAAGTGCATCCAAAGGAACAGAATTCTTGATTGAGCCTGACACAACTTTGCTGACAGAAATTACGTTTGTGATGTATAGTGATACCATCGAATTTGCATCCAACAGTGATAGCAGGTATTTGAGGTTGACGATTAAATCGAATGGATTCGTAGATACCTATGTGATGCAGTATTGGACGGATATAATGGAAATAGCAAACCAAGGTTTTGTGACTACAAAGGTGGGGGATGTTGTAAGCCCAGCACAGGATGACATACATCTGTTCACGGCAACACTCAACTTCGACAAACCTGGCGTAGTTTTGGATGGGAAGACTGATGATTTCTTGAAACTGGAGTCATACAAAATTGAAGCTGAAGAAGAGACGCAGGATGAGTTGGGAGTCTTTCATCTCACCGTAGGTGTTAAAGGCTTCAGAATTCATGATACTTCGTAGGGGAGGTGACATAATTGGATGAAGTAAAAAAGCAATCAGAAAAAATGACACCTCAAGGATTTGATGAATTAGGTGAGATGGGTCTCCAGCGGCAAGGTGGGCATGTATTTGAAGATTTCATACCTAAGTTGCGGAACTTGCATACAAGAATGCGCACCTATGAGGAGATGGTCACTGACCCTACGATCGGTGCTATATTATTTGCGATAGAGTTGCATTTGAGGCGGGTAGATTTCGACATTAAGCCCAGCGACGGGGAGGATGAAGAAGCGAAAGAGATAGCCAAATTTGTGAAAGAAGCTCTTCATGATATGGACCACACATGGCAGGATTTCCTCAGCGAGGTTCTTAGTATGATCCCTTACGGATTCAGCGTACACGAAGTGGTGTATAAGAAGAGGGATGACGGCCACATTGTCTGGTGCAAATTCCCGATCAGGGCACAGAAAACAATCTGGGAATGGGAATTTGATGATGAGACCGGTGATGTTAGTGGCTTGTGGCAGCGGACGTGGAATCAACGGAAGCCTGTGTATATTCCCAAGGATAAATTCTTGTTATTTAGGCCATCTGCGGCACGTGGAAATCCTGAGGGTCGTAGTGCTTTGAGGACATGCTACCATTCGTGGTATTTCAAGAAGAAGTTAGAAGTCACCGAGGCGATCGGAATTGAGAGAGACTTGACTGGTTATCCGGTAATAAAGCCTACGATGGACATATTTGGAAATTCTAATTTAGCGCGATCTATGCGTTCGTACGCCGAAAGTATGGTAACAAGAATTCGTAAGGATGAACAGATGGGAAGTGTCCTGCCGCCTGGATGGGAATTAGAGTTGATGGCTTCCCCCGGCAGAGGTCAAGTAGATACAGGAGAAGTTATTTCGAGATATGATGTTCGGATTGCACAGTCGATGCTGGCAGATATCATCATGCTTGGCCATGGCCAAACAGGCAGTTATGCGCTCGCAGATACAAAGCATGAATTATTAATGAGTGCTTTGGAGTCGTGGCTGGAGACGATTGTAGAGACTTTTAACAGGTATGCGATCCCGGAATTACTACGACTGAATGGTTGGGACGATTCAGAGAAATATCCCAAATTATTGACTTCACCTGTGAAGAAGATAGATCCGCTGAAGTTAGCTAACACGCTGTATAGATTGATTGGCGTAGACGCTATCAAGGCTGACACTCCGTTGGAGAAGTACTTGCGGGATTTCCTTGGATTACCTGACGCTGATCCAGACGAGAGTGAAGTAATTGAAGAGGATGAGGAGAATCCTGATAATTCCCAGAGGGATTTGAATAGGCCGGATAATATTAACAGGCCAGCGTCGGCGGACGGATCATATAATCAAGAAAACATAGATAAGTAGGGCTGATGTTGTAATTTCAAAATTTGAAAATACAAGTCCCGGATCAAGGGGAGGTGGCTACATGTGAATCAACAAATTATAGAGAAGGAAGATCGACTCAACTACGTGCTGGGCGTCGCGTATGAGCCCGATGTAACGGATTTGCAGGGCGACTATATGGACGCTGATACAGTGCGGAAGGTCGCATGGGATTTTATGGATCGTTTAACGGGCCGCGATAAAGAGGAAGTCGACAAGGCCTTCATCGAAGAATTAACAGAAGCATACGAAAATAATGAAGATGTTTATATCGACATGGAGAAATTATCCGAAGTCGCGAACGAATTAGAAAAGAATGTCGGAGACATGCACGATGAGACTGGCGATCACATAGGACGTATTGTCGAATCCTACATTGCACCCAGCGACATGGAAATCAACGGAGAAAATATACGCAAAGGCACGTGGTTAGTAGGCGTCGTCTTCTCTGATCCCTATTACCAGAAAGTACTCCGTGGTGAATGGACTGGATTATCAATAGGCGGTTATATCCAGGCTGCTATGGAGGAGTAGAGGAGGTGAGTCTGGTTGAGCACATATCGAAGAAAAAGGCGGAAGATAGTTGATGCTGTAGTTAAGGAAATCAGCGGTGTTGATCGGCCTGCTAATAATAGGAGATTTCTCCTAGTAAAGCGGGCTGACAATATAGATGAGAACTCGAAAGGAGGGAATTTTGACGACATGACTTTTGAAGAATTAATTGCGAAGGTTGAAGATGAAGAGTTGCGGAACGACTTGGAGAGTAAGATTGAAGTCCGGAAGCAATGGGAAGACTCTGTGAAGGAGGAGAAGGCTAAGTTAGAGAAACGCATCGAAGAACTCGAATCTCAATTAGGGAAGATGCAGGAAGATAATGACGACAAAGAAGGCGATGCTGAAGATCTTCCCGAGGACGTCCAAAAAAGGTTCGATGAGATGCAACAGCGGATTCAAGCTGCCGAAGAAATGGCCAAGACTGAGAAGAATGCTCGGATGAAAGTAGAATTCCAAAAGAGGGCTGAAGGATATAGTAATGTAGCCGATGTTGACAAACTTACTGATGTACTTATGAAAGCCCACGCTAAGGATGACGAGCTGGCCGAGATGGTGGAAGATGTACTGAAGTCCGCACATGAACGTATTGAGAAGGGCGACTTATTTAAGCAGTCGGGCGCTAACGATAACGAAGGCCCCACTACTGCGTATGAGAAGGCTGTCCAGCGTGCAGAAGAGCGCATTAAGGACGATTCTGACCTGACGCTCTCTAAGGCTATTACTGAGGAGCTGGAGCGCGATCCAGATTTGTATCAGCAATATCTGGATGAGAATGATCTCCAGTAATCTAGAAGGAGGTGACCTGAAGAATGGCATGGGATGCAATAAAGATGAATCTGCCGGCAATGAAAGCTGGTGAGGACTTAACTGATGATCAATACAAATTCGTGTATTTAAGTGAAGATAACGAAGTCAGCGTCTGTGACGACGCCGAGACGCCCCTAGGAGTATTACAAAATAATCCGCCTTACGGGAATACTGATTACGACTCTGATACTGCTGGATCGGCTACTGTAACGATCCTAGGTGTCAGTAAAGTCAAAGCAGGTACTGGAGGCATTAGCAGGGGCGACTATGTCGCATCGGATTCTGACGGCAAGGCTGCTGTGGGTAATGAAGACGAAAACGCTGTAGGGATAGCACTGGAGGATTCGGAAGAAGATGGACATATTATATCTGTACTTCTGAATACTATAACTCCAGTTGACCGCAGCACTGGAGAATAAGAGGAGGTGAATTTACATAATGCCACACGTAACTAGAAAGAATAATCCGACTCCGCAGAATGTCCATGTCAATCAAATACTCACAAACATCTCGGTAGCTTACATACAAGATACCGATAACTTCGTGAATGACAAGATATTCCCGCGGATTCCAGTACAAAAGCAGAGCGATAAGTACTTCAAGTATGATAAGGGAGATTGGTTCCGCGATGAGGCACAGCGGAGAGCTCCTTCTACTGAATCGGTAGGTAGTGGATACCGTATTTCGACCGATACTTACTTCTGTGATGTCTATGCGTTGCATAAGGACGTAGACGATCAGACTCGGGCCAATACTGATAATCCGTTGGATGCCGATCGCGACGCTACTGAATTTGTGACTCAGCGGCTAATGGTATCCAAGGAGCGTCAGTTTGTAGATGACTACATCGGTACTGGTATTTGGGGTGAAGACGTTGATCTCAGCGGCGGTACTTACGAACAACTAGACGACGACTCTTCTGATCCTATCAAATACGTTGATGAAGCAAAAGACGACGTTGAAACTGAGACTGGCTATACACCGAATGTCTTGTGCATGGATATCCAAACCTGGCGTGCATTGAAGGAACATGGTGACTTGATCGACAGGTACAAGTATACTCAATCGGGAATCATGACTCCTGAATTAATCGCACCATTATTCGGTATGGATCGTATCCTGATCGCCAGCGGTATTTATAACAAAGGACAAGAAGGCCGGGATGACGATTTCGATCGGATTCACCCAAACTTCATGTTCCTTGCATATGTACCCGAGAGGCCTGGATTACGGCGTCCATCTGCAGGCTACACATTCACCTGGACTGGATATGGTGGAGCTAATGCATATGGTGTGACTATGAATCGTTTCCGTATGCAGAACATCAAGGCTGATCGTATCGAAGGTGAGATGGCGTATGACCACAAGGTTGTCGCGGAAGATCTGGCCGTGTTCTTCCATAACACTATTAGCAGCTAAGGAGTGTAGCCAATGGTAGGTGGTGTATCCTCGGAGTATACTTACTCATTGTATACTCCGAGGAATTTGCCTATCAGGAGGTGTAACGATGGATACTGTAGATAAAATCAGACAGTTGCTTGGAGGTGTGTCAGAGGAAATCGTCAGTGATGAATTGCTGCAGGAATTGCTGGCGATGAACGACGAAGATATTACGCAGACCGCAGCTGCTGCGGCACAAATCGTCGGAAGACATTACGCGCTAAAGGCGACCAGGGCGATCGGGGATACCAGGATTGAATATAACAGGCAGGCAGGATTGTGGATAGATATAGCCAAAGAGATGGAAGAACGCGCTGCAGGACTCGCGAAGCCATTCTTTGGAGGTACATCTAAGAGGCAGAAAGAATTAGAAGAAGCAGACGAGGATCGTCCACAGAGTGATTTCTGGCGCGGGATGTTCGAAGGCGGTGATTTGTATGATTGGCAACGTAGGCTTCGAAGATGAATTCGGGGACTTACTAACGGAGGATATATTGATCGGGGAAATCGTTGAATCGCAAGATGAAGAGCGTGGCGATTTGACGCAGAGTTTTGAAGTGATGTATGAAACACGTGCATCTATTCAACGTCAGCGTTCAGCACGAGAAATTGAGATGGCATCAGGTCGTCGTGTGATGTCCTATTGGCGCATCTACACATCCGTGCTGGGTTGGGTTATTGATAACGAAGAAGGCGAAGAGGTTGAGGATGTACAAGAAGATATGAATCTACGGCCAGGATTACTAATTACTACTGATATGGACTTTGATGGCAGCAATCGTGGTGCTCCTATATATCGAATCCTTCGCGTATACAGCCCCTTCGGTCAGCACTTTGAGTTAGATGTGGAGGTGGTCAACGATGTTTAGAGCAGAAGTATCGGTAGTGACACATCGTGGACCATTTATACAATCGCTACATGATTCGATCTATCATTCGATGGATGAATCGCTGTCCGCATACAAGTCAGATATGTATCAAACACTGAGGCAGAAAATCGGGGAGCCGTCTTTGCCGGGAGAACCTCCCGCATATATCACCGGAGCACTTGCAGAATCACTACTGCATTTCATTGATATTGACAAGATCGGGATGATTTCCGGAGGTGTCGGCGTGCGACGAGATCAGCGTGCAAAAGCATACTTCTTGGAATTCGGAACACGGAAGATGGCTCCGCGACCGGCATGGCGACCTACATTGGAAGAGAATTGGGAAAGGTATCGACAAATACTCGCAGGCAGGAGTGGTAATTAGTGCTGTGGAAAGAGATCCAAATGGCGTTGTGGGATGTAATTTCAGGAGACAGTAGGTTGGAGGAATTATGTGATAATCGATTCTATCCAACGGAGGTACCCTCGAAAGTGCCTTATCCTTTTATTGCATCCATTGATAACAAAGGTGCGACTCCGTGGAAGACTTTGGGGCAGACTACAGAAGGCGCCATTGTAACTTGGCCATTACGTGTGCACGCACGGGATGGCGGAGTAGAGGCTAACGAAAATATTATAGCCCGTTTGTATGAGTTGTTCCACCTGCAAAGTTTCGAAATTGATAAGGCAAAGGTAGTATCTTCGGAGATTACTATGGATTCCGGCTCGTATCCCGACCCTGATTTGGAGGACGGGTATAAGATATGGAATCACGATATTATGTTGACAATTCGATTGCGAAAGGAGGATTAATCTATGGGACTTGCTGCATATAAGAAGGAAGTATGGGTAGCGAAAGAGAGTGAGAACGGCAATGGCCCCGATCACCAATCCTGGGCCAAGGTGCCAGCCAACACCGCTTCGTTAGATCAGAGTGGTACTGTATTGGACGACAGTGCGCTTGGTTTTAATCAAGGCCAGCGGTCACGGTTGATTGGTATTCTAGAATGGGGTATCAGCATGACTGTTAATTATGATACTGATGGAGAAGGCGCTACAGCCGTATCTCATATTAGAGACTCTTGGTTGGATCGTAAGCGGTTGTATGTACAATACTTGCCGAGTGGAAAAGTTGAAAGTGGATGGCAAGGGCCAGTTGTTGTGGAAACGTTTAATATGACTGGTGGAGTCGATGACCTCGAAACTGTCGATGTATCGTTGTTATCTAATGGACCGCTTGGTGAGGCTGAAGAGCGTGAAGAAGGCGAAGAATAATATCTAAATCAGGGGACTTGAGGTGATTAAAGTGACTACGTCTGTAGTTACGATGTATACAACAGGCACTCCTACTAAGTTCGAATTTATGCCTGCGCGTCAATTAGATGTGGATACATATCGAATTATTGAAGATTGCCAGTCAGTATGGCATAGAGATCGCAAAGTGACGGCCTATGTCAACACACGAGGAGTCACTGAAGCAATTCGACCTGCCCAAGTTGATCCACTCTTCGGAGAAGTACAACTGCATATAGATGAGCCAGAAGCCAGTGATGTGTCGCTTGCAGGGACTTTTGTTCCTCGATCAGGGGTGGCAGGAGCTAATAGGTACAGGATAGAACAGTCATCAATACGCACATCTACAGGCGTGGTTCCATACATGGAACTTACGCTGGAAGATATTGTGTGGATGAAAGATTCCTTCTTTAGAGAGATATATGATGACAAACCTATCCTCATTGAAATAGAGACTGCTAGGGGTATCGAGTCTATGCGCGGTTGGTTTAAATTAAGTGCAGACAGGTCGAGAAAAGAAGATCCTATTGTACTTCGATTTAAACCCCACTGGCTTTGTGGCGTTAGTTATGGTTGGAATAAGAATGCCCGGAATACATAGGATGAGGCTTCCCCCTGAGCCTTGTCCGCCGGGCTTTTTCAGAATATGAAAATACAAAGGGAGGAATAAGTAATGGCTTCCAGAGAAGAAATAAGACAGGCTTCGATAGGTACAAAAAGGGATTTTAAAAGGGAAATCGTAGAGTGCGACGGAGTGACTTACGAAGTAAGGCAACCTTCTGTTAGAGGTAAGACAGAAATATTCCAAAAGGCCAGGGTTCCTGATGCACGGACTGAAGAGGAGATGCTGAATAAGATTGACCCTGTTACGATACAAATATATGCAGTTATTAATTGTACATATGTGCCAGGAACCGATGAGAGAGTCTTCACCGATGAGGATTTTGAATTGCTCGAAGGCCAGCCTTCAGGAAGTTTCGTCGATGTCATCGGTGAGGTTGCAATGGGATTGATTAACAAGAAGCCTGCAGATGACGCAAAAAACTCCGAAGACGCTCAGGCCGGCGAAGATTGATGCTATTGGCGATTGCCAAGGAGCTTGGCGGTCGCACAGCAGACGAGTATGCTGCGGTCATGAGCGAATCCGAATTTTGGGAATGGGCAGAATTCTACAAAATAAGGAATGAGGAACAAGAAAGACAGCGAAAGAAGAACACACCAAGCGGACGTAGAGGAAGAGGTTCGCGAGGAAGGAGGTGATGATGTAGTATGAGAGGCGCAGATGAATTCGCAAGAGCTATGGTCAGGTTTGTTGCAGATACAAGAGATGTAGTCAGGGCAAGTAAGGAAATGCAGGGTGCTGCGCTGAATACTGCCAGGGAAATTGATAGAGCACACAGGAGATCGGCGAAAGAGGTACGTGCTGCATGGAAGAACGCAATCGCGGAAAAGAAAAAGGCATTTAGAGATTGGTTCCAGAGGGCTCAGCAGAGTGTCGCCAATTTCGCACGTAATTTCATACAACAATATAGAAGTATTCAGCAGTCACTGACGCGTTTCGGGAGACACTTCAGGCAAATAATGGGTCGTAATATTCCAAGACTGATTCGCGATGTAATTAAAGATTTGGGGCGACTTGCAGTAAGTTTTGTGCAGGTATTCAGCTCAGCACGGAAGATGTACCAAGGTTTGAGCAGGTATTTAGAGGAATTAACGAAGAAGATCGTATTCTTGCAGCTAGACCTTCGCTACATCATCACGCAAATCCGTAACATGACGATTGGACTGATTGCTTCGCTAGCTGGAGGTGTTAAAGCACTGATGGACTTTGAAGAAGCATTCGTCCGAGTCAGACGTGTTGTGGATATGACGGATAGGCAACTAGACAATTTAGCAATTAGATTGCGTGAAATGTCTCGATCTATGATTACCGGTGCTGAGGGTCTTGCCGAGATTGCTGCGATGGCAGGACGTCTAGGTATCGAAGGTATAGATAACATAGAAATCTTCACGGAGACTGTGGGTATGCTTGCTGAAGTCACAGATATCGTCGGAGAGACAGGTGCTCAGCAAATAGCGCGATTTATGGTCGTACTTGATGAAAGCATAGACAGAGTAGATAACTTAGCGTCTTCTATCGTGCATCTAGGTAACACCTTTGCTGCGACGGAAGACGAATTACTTACTATGTCATTTCGGCTTGTGGGTGGTGCTGAGGCGATCGGCCTGACTGCTGATGAAACTATGGCACTATCGACAGCTTTGACAGCCACCGGTGTCCGTGCCGAGCGTGGCGGTACTGCAATGACTCGATTAATGATTGAGATGAGTCAAGCAGTAGAGACGCAGACTAGGGCGCTTAGTACATTTGCAGATACTGCTGAGATGTCTATAAGAGAATTTACGCAGACATTCCGACACGAGCCAATTAAAGCAATGGAAGGATTTATTAAAGGCCTCGGAAGAATGCAGGATCAAGGTGAGAACGTATTTGAGACTTTCGAGGACTTGGAAATCGGACAAATTCGGACAATTGACGCGCTCTTACGTTTAGCATCAGCGGGAGATTTGCTGACAGACACATTGCGTGAGTCGGAGAAAGCATTCAGGGACGGTACGTATCATGCGCAAGAATACGAAACAAGGATGGACACAGTCAGAGCCCAAGTCGGGACGTTATGGAATTCTATTAAGGATTTGGCAATAATGTTCGGTGAAGTATATCGAGATAGTATTATGGATGCCGTCGAAACTACTCGGGACTTAGTGCGGGCATTCTTAGCTTTGGATTCTGAAGGTGTCGAAGCATTCGCAAGATTTGTCAATGTAGTACTTGCGGTTGCAGGTGCGATGTTTCTGTATTTAATCAGCGCAAGGGCAATCCTAGTATTCTTGACATCACTAACACTGCTCCTGCGGATGTTGACATCTCTTGGGCCGTGGGCATTCGCTATATCGGTAATTAACGAACAGGTGGATGATTTCGGCGCTGTATTGGAGAATGTTGCTAGGTTTGCAGATAATGCTGCCGCAGGGCTGCGCAACTTCTGGAATGCATTCAGAGAGGGGCCATTCGTAGAAGACTTGTCTAATGTCTGGGAAGGATTCTCAACAGAGTTAGATGAATTGATGGAAGTAGAGGATCCAGGTTCCGAGTGGATTGTAGATTTCATATCGGCATTCGTGGGATTAATTGCAGACACGCTTGAAGCTGTAAACGATGCTATCGAAAGATACCTAGAAAGCGAAGATTGGGAAGGTATTGACGAGGGTATACAGGAGAGTATGAAGACCCTTGCTGAGCGTATGTATAAAGTCTTCGCAGAAATTGCTCGGATGGTGTTCGTCAATCTGCCGTCGGCGATGACAGACGTTATAGGAGACTTACTGGAAGACGTCGATGTCAGTGGTTTAGTCGATTTAATTACGGAAATGGGAAGTCAGATATACGAACAACTTGCGCAAGCCTGGGACGAAGCGGAGACTTCAGGTGAGTTTGCACGAGAAGCCGCAGAGTCGATGTTAGGCATGTGGGCAGTTGGTGCTATGCTTGGTGGATTCGGCATAGGCGGTATAGGTAAAGCCCTGAAAGTTCCATTAGAGATAGCAATCACAGTTGCGGCTGGATTAGCCAAAGGAGTCGCATTAGGTGCTGGAATATCAGTATGGAAACTGCTTGGTGTTATAGTCAAGGGTGTACTCGGGAAGGCCCTCGCTGCAAGTATCGTCGTCTTATTGACTTTGGATTGGGTAGTCGATGATGACTTGTGGGATCCTGACATGCCTTGGGAGTCTGATTACTGGCTAGATGCCTGGAAAGACCTCAAGGAGTTCTGGGATTGGCTTACGGATACATTACTTAAGCCAAGTAATTGGGAAATAGATATTCCTGAGGTTTGGACTGCCGATTATTGGTTGAACATTCTGGATGCCTTCGAGGAAATATATAAGTCGCTGATGAAAATTGTAGATTTTTTCGAGCTGGATATTGACTGGGGATGGTTCGATGCTGACGAAGCGGGGAAAGAGCTGACTCCAGAAGAAGTCCGCGAGATGTATGCACCAGATGCTAAAGAGTGGTCATGGCTGCTTGGGTTATTTGGACTGTCGGACGGAGCAATACTTCCAGGATTCGGTGGAGGTGATCGCATACCAGCATTGCTTGAGGCTGGAGAAGCTGTCGTGCCTGCAGCAGTCGTTCATGGTGGTATGGACGACATCATAGATTGGTTCCGCTCGATGGGCGTGCCCGCATTAAGCAGCGGTGCTGTTATTGGCACAGGCGGACATGGCGGTGGAGATTCTGCACCAGGTACTTCTGTGTTGGATGCTTTCCAGGAACAAGCGGAGAGACATCTAGAGGAGCTTGGTAATACTGCTGACTCTGCGGCAGACTATATACTTGAAATGAGCCAGGCCGCACAGGCCGGTGAATGGGATGATTTTGCACAAATGGCTGTAGATGCGCTCAATGTCGTTACGGATACGATTGCAAAAAATGCTCTGCGTGTGATTGACTTGATTGAAAGTGCATTACTCGCCGCAATTCCTGAGGACTTAATTGATCACGGAGTAATTACAGGAATATTTGAGACACTCCGTGCCGGACTTGCTGCACTAATAACTGATGAAGACGAGCCTGGAGAGCCTCCTGCGTTGAGAATGGCAGAGCAAGCTCAGCTCGATCCAGGAACTCCTCCAGAGATGTTGCCGATGCCGGACGAGCAGATAGAAGAATTCCTCGAAGATTTAGGTGAGAATTCTGAATGGCTCGCTGACATATTCGAGGGATTGATTGATAGATTATATGACTTCGACGATTCATACGAAGATATAGTACGCGCACACGATGAAGTATTACCCGCTCTAGAGGGGCTTGCATACAGTGCATTGTTGGCAGGAGATCGTTTGGCGGAAGAGTTCGCAGTAGGAGAAGAATTTGGAGACACAATTGGAGCACTTACAGGCGATTTCAGCGGTCTTGCTGAGGCTGTATTAGCTGCACAAGGTCCGATAGATGGCATTGTAGCATTCCTGCTCGAGATTCTACAGCATACTGAAGCATTTGATCAATTTATGGCAAGCGTGCAGATGTTGTTTGATGCATTCGTAAGTATATTCGATCCTATATTTAGATTCATTCTTGCGGCACTTGCGCCAGTAATTACAATGTTAGCATCACTGTTTGAAACTGTCGGCGGCTTGATAGAAAGCGTGTTGTTTCCGATATTCAAAGCGCTGTACCCGATATTTGAGGCATTGGCGACAATACTGATGCCCATCATTGCTGGCTTAGAATTCTTTGCAACATTAATAGATATAGTGTCGCCGATACTGACGATCCTTGCTGACGCGCTTGAAGTTACACTGAAACCTGTGACTGCTGTAGCAGACGCGCTCACATGGCTTCAGATAGGTATAATGAAAGTAATGCGAGGAATTTTGAAAGGTCTCAGTAGGATACCGTTCCTAGACTTTTCGGATCAAATAGAATCGCTCAATGAATCTATCGATAAGGCAGAAAGTGACCAGGAAAAGTTGAACGATATGACTGCCGAAGGTGCATGGAATATGGAAGACTTCGGGGACGAGACGGCTGACGCAACAGAGTCGATGACTAATGTACCGGATGTATTCCGTGTGAATCTACGTGCTGCCGAGAGTGCTCAGGCGGAACAGGAGGAGACAACGGACTCCATCCTTGATTGGATTAAAAGTATTTTCGGAATGGACATAGAAGGCAGCTCGTCTGATATCATCGAAGCTGGCCTAGGAGTACCGGCGGCCGCAGGAGCTATTACGGATGGATTTGCGCCCGACGCTGACTTAGATGTAATTGATCCAAAGAGGGAAGAGACTCACGTGCACTTCCAAGGCGATGTATATGGAGAGCGCGACTTCGAGGACAAAGTTGTCAGGACTGTCGATGGGGCCAAAAAGCGTGGAGCTAAGAGGAAGACAGGCGTAGCAGCCGGTGCAGGGAGGTTTTGATGATGGCCAAGGAGTACATTATTAAATTCGACCATATAGAAATTCCATACGTGTTTGAAGTGGATATGGACGTAGAGAAGAATGTGGATAAAGAACGAGGAGCGATGGGGACGCTGCAACAATTCTTCCTCGCTGGTGGTGCTAAGAGGGTGTGGTCATTCACGACCCGCCCTCTTCCCTACAGCAAAGCAGAGGGTATCGAAGAGCATTTGTATGCGAATGGTTACGAGGTGGATTTTTGGTATGACTTGCTGCAAGAGGAGGGCGAGGGTGATGTAACAATCCCTGTTGTTGTAGAGTTGGATGATTTCTCTCGAGCAGAATATCCGGATAGAGATACCGGTGAGTGGAGAGATGACTACATAGAAATGGCTTTTACGGTTGAGGAGAAGTGAGGGCTTTTTCAAAATTTGAAAATACGACTTTAGTGTGGTGAAGCAGATGGCAACTTTCGTACATCATTCAATACGTGTAGATAAGCCAGGCACAGAGGATGAATGGGTCGATTTAGAAGAATACGTAATGGATTATGACACTGATGTAGGCGACGTACAGTCGGTAGGAACAGAGTCCGGCGGCGGAGATGGTGTCGTAGGCACAGCAAAAATTACATTCCTGAGTACGAATGATTATAATTTGAGCCCTCTTGATGAATCCAGTAGCGCGAATACCTGGAATGGGCAATTTGAGCCTTTATTATCAGCGTGGAGAGAAGTCAACATATTGGTAGCCAAGACTCATACACCAGTACGGCCAGGTCCGGAAGATGATGCTTGGGAACCGATATTCAGAGGGTACATCGATACTATCACGACATCCCGTGGACGCGTTACATGTGATTGTAGAGATCAGGCAATGTTATTGCAGGAGACCTTCGTCGAAGAACCTACGCCGATTTTGGAGCCGGGAGATCCTGATATGGCGCTTGATGATATATTACAGAAAATCATCGATGAATTAGTCGAGGATGTTTCCATTACGATTTATACACCGAGTGGAACAGAGGAAGAGCCGATACACGAAGACGAGCGTCCAACTATTGAATACGACGGCGAAGAAGATATATTTATGGTATCAGCTCCCGAGGAAGGCGATGAGACATACGGTGCTGAGTATGAAAATGTATGGGAGTTTTTGCAAGGTGCTGTAGTGCAAATTGGCTGGTTTCTTGGATATAGGTGGCATGATCCTACGGACGATTTTCAGCTCGTATTGATGCGTCCAGACGTTGATAAAACAATTGAAGAGGCCGATTGGACGTTTGATGAAAATAATGACTTCATGTTGGACCCACAAGTTGAGGTCGGATTAGATAATATACGGAATGTCGCAGAAATCGTATATAGCGACGAGGAAGATCCAGTTGTTGAGTACGATCAAGACAGTATAGATAATTACCGACGTAGATACATGAAAATAGAGCGTCATAACTGTGGATTGCTGACCCACTACGATGAAGCTCGAAACATGGCCCTACAGGCGTTGGAAGATTTAAAAGACCCGATGGGATTCTTACAGGCGGATTTGATGATGGAGCCTCGAGTCAAGCCTTTTGATGGAATCAAATATAAAGACACGACGATTTCGGATAATTATCAATTCATGGGCGTCCAGAGTGTGAGGCATTCTGCACGATTTGGAAATAATCCGTCATTCAGGACAACCATCAACGGTCAGGGAAGTGTTAAAGGTGGAAGCATGCGCTGGCTACGTCGAGAAGCTCGTGCAGGCGCAAGTAAGCCTGTACAAGATGAAGAGCGTGGCACTCAGCGGGCGATGTTAAAACCTACTACTGTTGCCGTAGAATCTGCGGTAGGCGCCCTTGATTTGAAATTCGAAAGACCTCGTACACGTCGATGGGCTGAATCTGAGATTCATGTAAGTACCGAATCCGATTTCATACCAGGCGACAGTACAGAATATACACGAGCTAAAAACACACACTTTGGATTGAGTGCAGGCTTGTCGTTAGGTACTGATTATTATATCAAAGTGGCTAACAGAGATGATTACGGCAATAAGTCTGACTACATTGAAGTAGGGCCGGTGCAGATTGATGATTATCCCGACGGAATAGACATCCCCGCGAATGTGGAATTCAAAGACGCTGAGTGTGGATTTGACGACAGAGGACTCACACTAATATGGGGGCATGTAGAATGGGCATCCCAATATGAACTGCGTTACGATACAAATTTCGGAGAAGACGATGCTAATTTAATTACTCATACTGGTGATGATAGATATACGTTTGTGCCTGCAGACAGAAATGTTACTATTTACATCAAAGCGAAGAATTCACGTGGAGACTATTCGGAAGAATATGATACTTTTTCTGATACTAATGATGTCCCTGAAACTATGAGTGCGCCAAGTGTGTCATCGCAATACCATAATGTTCGAATTGAGTTTGATCGTATTGCAGGCGACTCAACAATTCAGGGATACGTTATTGATGTGGATGTAAATGGCACTACTGAGGAAATAGATATCGGTAATCGCCGAGCATACGAATTCCGTGCCGAGCAAGATGATGCTGTAAGTGCAAGAGTCCGGGCATACGACTACCAGGGTAATGGCAGCTGGAGTCCTTGGAGTGCGACAATTGATGTTAAATGGCCAGTGCCTGATACGCCTACGTCTTTGAGTGGAGAATTCGTGTGGGATGTGCGATTTGAGTGGGATTCTATGCCGTATGCGGAAAAGTATGAAGTTGAAGTAGATCCCGATGGAGAGTCGATGTATGTAATTACTACCTCGAATAATTCCTACCGCATCACGTCACCCAGCACGCGGCAGTATGACGTGCGCGTAAGGGCATTTAATCAACATGGAGAGTCTTCCGAATGGAGTGCGCCGCATACTGAATCTAAAGCAGCGCCGTCTCCACCTGAGCCTCCGATCTCTAATGTGGTATCATTCTTCAAGGGCATTCGCGCGGTGATTGAGGCATCTACTTCGAGTGGAGTATTGTATCATGTAGTTGAATGGTCATGGAGCGGCAACACTGAGGAACGCAGAGTAAATGCAGGTGACAGGGTGATGTTAGAAGCCGATACAGGCAAGGAAGTCAGCATCCGTGTGAAGGCTGTGGATGTCGTCGGTGCTGGGGATTGGAGCAGCACAGAAGTTGAATCGACGGCGACGCTTGATGATGTTGCCGAATTTGCAGCTACTTTGAAGCCTCCGGATTTGGTTGATGAATTACCTGCATTACCTAGTGATGATTATCCTGAAGGCAGTTTGATTGTGTGGACAGAGGATAAGAAGTTATACAAGAATGTATCCGACAGTTGGACTGATGATTTTGACCATGACGAATTGACCGTATTTCAGAACATTGTTGCTTCGACTATAATTGCTGGTGCTGTCGGTGCCACCGAGATTGCAGCGGGTGCAATTACAGCAGAGAAAGTCAGTGTTACTGAAGAGTTGGCTGCAGAATTTACACAGTTCAAATATACAATTGTCGATGAGTTGGATGCCTCAGAGATAGATGTTACTAATTTGAATGCAGATAATATCACCACAGGATCACTTAACGCTGAACGACTTCAAATTGGAGATTTTCTTAAGGCAGAAGATGGAGCACTCACAGTTGATTATATAGATGCCAGCGATGTTGATGTTATCAATTTAGACGCAGATAATATTACATCCGGGACGATTGCTACGGAGTTCCTGCGGGTGGGAGATACAGATAAGCACCCCTCCTTCGCCAACGCAAAGCCTCCTGAAGGAAAGTTGTGGTACTTTGACCGGAGCTTGATGAGCACCTGCGGGATTAAGCCCGAATCCGGAGCTGTGGCTACGCTCCGACCGAATGAGGGTAAGTTTGGTGGAGCTGTTGACATTGAAAGCCTAGCTTATAAAGTTGATATAGGGACAAAATGGACTTGGCATGGTTCACTAAAATTGAAGGAAGGTGAGTTATAAATGGGAATTGAAAATGAAGCCATTTTAAGAGATAAAAACGGCGATCCCATACCCCAATACTGGGATATAGAGGGACAGAAGTTTAAGCCTTATTCGGGGAAAGTTCAACTATCTGGGAGTATAGTTGATTTTTCTACTGCTCCAGTGTATTACGGATTACATCAATTTGGCACGCTAAAATACAACGGAACAGAACTGCGAAGGCCCCTAAGGCCGTACAGGAGCGACCATTCTTATAGCATAATCAACACAGACGCA